CTAGAGAGGAGCTTTGCTCTACCCCTTTTCAGCCTACCGTGATGGGTGCTTCTTTTCGGAAGCCCTGTCGCATTGTCTACTTGGAAGCGGATCATTCCGCGGGTTCACCCCCGTGGCTTACCAACAACAAGTGGCGAGCTGTCAACCCTACCATCGTCAACGCCCGCGACGGGACCTGTGCATTTTATGTCACACCCGTCAAGCGCCATGGCAAACCAAGGGTCGGCTACAGCCTCTCCGAGTGGGAGGCTTGGCACATCAAGCTCGGCAAACGCGTTTCTTACGTGATTCTTCACGGAGGGGAGCTCGGCTTGCACCACATGTTCACTCCCAAGGACACAAAGTTGCCTGATGATTGGCCGGTCATTCTTCACGACCGCGTTGGCACCAGCCTTCGCTATGACCCCGAAATCCTCTCTGACCACTACTACCTCAGCGACTACACTGGTCTGCCTGAAGTCGAGATCTCCGACCCCTTTGACAAGGGCTTTGAGTACGACCCTACCAAGCAGGCCTCCTTTGACTCTGAGATGTTGTGCGACTGCCCCATGTGCGCAAGCGAATCTCATCGCAGCAACATGCGCATTGGAGGCAGGAGTCCGGCATGGGGAGTCTTCACCCCTCAGGCCAACCCAGTTGTGCGCCACTTCGATGGTCGCAACATGCTCGACGACATCAACTTGGATGACTTGCCTCCCCTCGAGGACGTTGAGGATGAGCTTCTGGAGGACTACATTGGGCCCGACGCTGCATCTGTTGGTGCTGATCTCTCCGAGATTAATGCACTAATTGCCGTCAAGCCTTTCGAGCCTGAGGCGGCACCCGCCGTCTTCTTGCCTCCCTTCAACCTCGCCGCAGGCGTCCCAGATCGTGAGAACATTGACTGGGATGCGTACGTGGAAGACCCACCTGCGGCCAGTTTCTGGTCTACCATTGGCGTTGCCACCATCTACGTCCTCTTCAGCTTCTTGCTGAACATGGTCATGCGCGGCGCCATTTACCTTGCCAAGGCATTCTACTTCTTCGCAGTCACCATGCTGCGCATCCATTGCCCGAAGTTTTGCGGCTTCTGCCGCTATGCGTCCTACAAGACATCGAGATTCTTCTCGTATGTCTCACGCACGGCTGCAGCTTTTGCTTCTTCTTACGGCTTGGGGTGCGCTATTGGCCTTGCCCTTGTCTTGGTCACGTACATCCTTCCCCTTTCCGGTGTACTTGGTTACCTCTTTGTTCAGGTGGTTACCTTCTTTTTCCCTCCCCTGCCAGAGCCCGCCGCTCCCGATGTCTTTGCTGACATTGCAGCCGCTTGCCACATCTGGCAGGAGAGGTACAACCCTGAGATCAGGGCAGTCCTGATCTTTGTCCTCTTCCTAGCTGTCCTCCGCACCACCGTTGCCCTTTACCGGGGCATCAACGACCTCATCGAGTTCGTGGAGGACTGCCACTCGTCGTTTGTGATCACATCCATCCGACTTGTCCGGCTTATGCGAAGGAAGGAAACTTACATCTGTTTTGTCCTCATTTCAGGTGTGATGGGTTACTTGGCCCCTACGCTGTGCTTCCTCCTCATCGAGTGCATCGAGCTCGTTCTACGTTGCTTGTCTTTTCTTGCAGTCTTTGCCGGTGTGTCGCCAATTCTTATGGCCTCTATTTTTACTGTCCTGTCCCTCACCCCTTTGTTGGCTGCTTACTTCTACGTTGAAGCCGACAATTGCACTGAGTTGAGAGGGTCCTCTTCCAAGAGGGTCATCCTCACGAAGGAAGACAAGTCCATTTGCCTCCACTACAATGGTGGTTCGTGGGCTAGACCGTTTTCCGGCAGGCCACATCGCCTCAATTTCAAAAGTGAGGCCAGACTGAATGATCAGTCATATCGTCGCGCTTTGCGAGGCGAGCATCACTTCGCCGGAGTCGTTGCGCTATACAAAGACATCGTCCTTGACGGTCGCGTTGAGCGCGTGCTCCATGGGCATTGTATTGCCATGACCGTACCATCCGGTCCTCACGCGGGTTCCTATTTGCTGATCGTCCGTCATCTCTTCGAGAAGGATGCTTCCGCTGGGTGGGACCCCATGTACACAACAGATGAGAGTATTTACTTTCGACGTTGGCAATCCAGCACTGACACCATGAAGGACATTCCTGTCGTTTTGTCTCAATACAAACGAGCAACTATGACGTGTCCTAATTTTGTCGCTTCAGTGCGAGACTTCTCCATTTATAAGGTCCCAGACGTTGTCCCTGGTACAACCAAGAGGTTTGAGCTTTTTGCTCTACTAGGCCTCAAGGCTATCAGTATCAACGACTTCGTCGGGCTTAGAGGGGCATGCGTCATGCAGGCCTATCAGGGCGACTCTGTCGTCGTGACTCGTGGAGAGATTACTCCTGCCTCCACTTTCGAGAGCAAGTACGGCCTCATCTTGCACAGCGCGAACACTGAGCCCGGTTTCTCCGGGCTCCCCATTTTCGTCGCCACCAGCACATCCGCCACAGCTGCCTATAAGGTGGCCGGGATCCACATTGGAACCCAGGTCATCTCCGGAAAGACATGGAACGTCGGATTGTCAGCTCCAGCAATAGTCTACCTGTTGCGAAAGCTTGGCACCAGACCTGACACTCCCTTCGCCGGTATCAACGTGGGCGTGACCCTTCTACCGGTCCCTGCTCACTTTGCACCTGAGGCATCCCCTGGAAACAGGGACAACACCCAGGCCGACTACGACAACGACGACCGAGGTGCTGAGTTCTGGGACGGCTGGTCTAACGAGGATGTCTCAGACGGCCGCGACTACGACCCCGACGACTACGACGACAACGTCCCTCTTGCATACAGGGATGAAGAAACAGCCGTCGACAACAGGGAAGTCGAGCGTCGAGATGACGCCGCCGAACGTGACAAGTTCAACACCGCCTACGCCACAATGATGGATGAGCACTCTTCTGCTGCCGATGCACAGAGAGCTGCCGCATACGTTGCCAACGGCGGAGGTTATGCCACTAGACCCGGTGCTCTGACGGGGAAACCCGATGGAGGTTGGGGCGAAGCAAATGTTTCCCCCGTCCTTGCCATGACCACTTATGCTAGGCTCATGCCCGGCGTAGACTCCGACCTTTCTGTGGCGAGGTACTGGCTCCAAGAGTTTGATCGCTCTGCTGGTATCAACGTTCGCCCGCTCAAGGAGATCCGCGACATGCCCATCTGCGAACCCTACAAGAGGATGCCTATCAACGACATTTTCAAGTTGGTCATCGCCGAAGACAACCTGGACAACATGGTGTACTTCAAGCAGTGGTCCCCTGATGAGCTCTTCTATTCTGCATGCCCTATTTTTGAACGCCTGCGCGCTTACCGCGAGTCAGGAACTATTGACTGGGCTACGGAAGTTACTGAGGAGATCATCGGCCCTGCCGAGGATGGCGCCCGTCCCGTCTTCCAACAGGTCGGAAAGTCCAAGTACATTCACTGCTCTGGTCATACTGCTTACACGGTTGATCAGGACTTTCTTGACTCCGCCCAACAGGCGGGCATCAATCTCACCGAGAACGGCCACCCCTTGTTCTCCAGGCCCCATGCCGACGCGTCCACTGTCAAGAAGACGCTTCGTGAGCAGGCCAAGAAGTTGAGGAGGGGAAACCTCGACGCCGCCAAGGACGACCTCCGCGGCAACACTTCTGTCTATGACGGATTTCCCACCGACACGAAGAGCAACGCTTATTGCTCTCTCGCTGACCACTTTGACGAGTGCATTAACGCGTTCGACCCTAAGAAGTCCAACGGCTTTGCCGGAACGTACAGCACTTTCTTCGGCCCTAAGCAGGGTTGCATGACAGGTACGAACAAGATCGCTATGATCGAAATCGTCCTAGCATCCCTTGCCATGATGTCCTCTCTTGGACACAAGGCCATCGGTACTATGTACCCTGAAGAGCTGGTCGCGTATGGCTTGAGCGATCCTAAGGCTATCTTCCCGAAGGACGAAAACATTCCGTGGGCCAAAGCCTCCCTTGGCTTCTGCCGCACAATATGGAATGTGTCCACCCCCTTCAACTTGCTGACAAACGTCCTCCATCGCAACTGGGCGAAAGCCCAGATCAAAGGATATCAGCAGGGCACCGTGACTTCATTGTTCACGGGGGTGGGCCATCATCCGGCCGGCAAGGTCCGCATTGGAGAAGCCATTGCCTTCCTTCTTGACGATCCCGCTGACGGCGGGAAGGGCGAAGGCCTTGTGACCAAGGATTGTTCCGCTTTTGACTTGACAGTCAGGCGTGACTTGCAGATGGTCTCTGCCTATGCCCAGATCGAGCACTCCGCTCCCCTCAAGAACCCAGAGAAGGGAACTGACCTTCGTTACTACAACAAGGATGATCAGTTCAATCCTCATGATGTGAAGGACCGGGGCCTCAGCCAGCAGTTTGTGGACTATATCCACTCTTCTGCTCTGTTGAGGTCAGCACACGTGTTTGTGCTCAACGACCAGCTCTTCGCCACCACCATCGCTGGGATCATCGCGTCAGGCGACGCCTTGACTTCCTCCAGTGGATCCGAGGTCCAGACCATCGCACACAGGTTGTGTGGTGTCCAAAAGACCGCGTCCGGAAGTGACGATAACATTTCCCGCCAGTACGGCCCCGAGAACAGTGGTTTTGACAAAGACCGCTATGTCAAGTTTGGCTTCAACCTCAAGTTTCTGATTGTGTCCCCTCCTGAGGGACCTCTTTCGTTCAACTCCCTCACGTTCACACAGGACGAGAGTGGAACGTGGAACACTGCATTTGAGAACTTGGAGAAGCTCTACGTGAACGCCAGATTCCACACCCCCAACCAGGAGGTTGCTGATTCTGACGCGGGGAGGGCAAGATGGTCCTCTTACAAGGGCCTCTTGCTAGGTTGCGGGGACGAGTCTATGTGGACCTGCATGGTGCAGGCATTCCTCGGAGTTGGCATCGTCATTGACCATGAGATGCCGGCAACATTCGACGTCAGCCCCACCGCTTCTGAGTGGGTTGACGAGCAAGACTTCGCTTGCGAAGGCGTCGTACCACCCATTGTCTCCAAGAGGACCAAGATTGTCGCCCCATCAAAGGGCGAGGCATCCGCCTCAGCCCCCAAGGTTGACAGCGAGTCCCATGTTCTGAAGGAGCAGATCGCCTCATTGCAGGCAGCTGCTATTGCTAAGTCTGCTGAGGAGCTTGCGGAGACAAAGGCTGAGCTCAAGGAGCTCAAAGCAACACTTGACAAGATGTGCCGCCCCTACATTGGGGGTGGTGCTGAACCAGAGGGCAAGAACCAGGCTACTAAGTCTGTCCCTCCGGTAGGCGCATCCGAACGCCCCACCAAGCAAAAGAAACCCACCAAGAATTCCCGTGTCAGCATGACACCGGAAGAGTGGGCAAAGCTTAGTCCCGAGGCTAAGAAGGCGGTTCGCGCTGAACAGGTCAAGAGGTCAGTTCCGGAGGGCGACAAGCCTTCCGAGCGGGCCGAGGATGCCTAGACAACAAGAGCTGGCCACGAAGTCCTGTGGCCTGTCAGCTAGAGAGGCAAGCAAAGTACCTAGTTAGGTACACAGCCACCAGGTGGCACCTCCTCAAGGTGCCTGGCCTTGCATAGGCCATTTCTCACTCTTGCTCAGGTACGTTTTCGTTCACCTTTGCTTTGTTGTGTCGCTATGCCCGGTCATTCTGCTCCCGCTCGGCGGAGGCCCACTGCAGCAGTCGCTGCAGCCAAGATTGTTCTGCGTGCTGCCCGTGTGGCTGGACCCGCAACTACTCGTCGCCGACGGGTGCGGGGGAAGCCCAAGGGGCAGCGTCCACAGCAACAGCCTCGCGTCCAGAACCGTGCTAAGAACTTTGGTGCTCAAAAGCCCATGGAACGTGTGCGTTTGGCTCGCCCTCTTGCTAGGGACCAGATGAGCAACAGGATCTTTGATGCCTTCACTAACTTGGACCCTTTGCCAGATGATATGACTTTTGGTCACTTCACTCCGTGCAAGTCCTACACCTCATTCGGCATCAGTACCTACTGGTCGAACCCGAAGATTCTGTCTGATCACCTCCAGTACGGCACTGCGAACAACATTTATGTTGAGAACGCGCTGTCGGATGTGCTTCTTTGGCTCAATTGGAACCCTAATGGGATGAGTGCCGCCTTTCTGGCCACTTCCCTTGGCTACAACACTGCGGTCCAGATGATCGGTGCTCCTCAGTTCTTTCCTAGCACCCTCTCCGGTACTACGGTCACAGGCCCGAGCGGTACTCCTGTTCAACTCAGGCCCATGAGAACTTCAGTGCGCATTTCTTGCACCACCCCGGTTAACACCCGTGCTGGTGGTGTGTCAGCTGTCATTGTTCCTCAGAACATCTCTATGCCTGCCAATGCCTCCAACGGCTTTGTTGGCTATGGGTCCACAGCCGCCACTGTTACGTCCTACGTGAACCTCAATGGATCACCGCCCGCAGCTTCAGGCTACTACGCTGGTGTCACAGCCCCTGCCATCGCTTCTCTCATGCCCTTGTTCAATGGGCCTGGTGCTTGCTTCACAGGATGTGAGGAGTTCGCCCATACCAAGCAGTGGGACATCACCCCTGCTTCTTATGTGGGCTTTCACAGCTATTTGCCTTGGAACCAGGTAACCACTCCCGATTCCAGTCTTGGCACATACGCCGGCGTCAACCTTTCTTCTGCTGCTGGCATTGCCAATGCCATGACATACACCGACTTCACGTCTTTCGTCAACGATTCCGGTCTCAACGTCTGCAACGCTCTCTTCTTGTTCAAGGGAGCTGGCCTCACAAACGCCCAGTCATACAACGTTGAGATCTCCCACATGGACGCGGCCCGCTTTCCTGCCAACACACTGCTTGCAGCCAACGCTGTAACTGGCAAGACTGACAAGGCTGGTCTAGTGGTGGCGAAGTCGAAGGACGCCCAGTCTAAGGGCTCTATTCCAAGAGATGTTGCCCCCGGGAAGTGAGGGTCCGGCTTGTCCGACGAGGAAGGCCTGAACAAGGCTTATGATTCCGTCAACGGCATTCATGTCGAGGACGGTACCATGTACCTAGCAGGTACCCGGACACATAGCCCTCATTCTTCCAACCCACTCCATGAGTGGCTGGAGGACATAAAGATCCCCTTCGGCCAGACCCGCACGCTAGACAGATATGTTGACGCTCTTGCTGTTCTGCCCAATGTGGATCGCGTCGTAGGCCACTCGATGGGTGGTTCTGTTGCGTTGCAGCTGCAGAACGATTACCCCCACCTGGTTACCACTACATACGGCGCTCCTGTCCTATCAGCAACTGCCGGAGACCGCCACAGGGACCTCTTAGACCCTTTCTCGGCTTTGGATTTTGGCTCCAGCACTGACGCTGTGTCCACCGTTCACTCCACCACTCTAGGCAGAGACCGTTTTGCTGTCGTTTCGCATCCGGCTTACTACTCCAATGAGCGATGGGGATCTCGCCCTCAGCATGGGGGCGGGTACCATGGTTCTTACTGATTTGTTTCAGTTTGTGGTTCTTTCTTTGAACCGACGCTGCATGCGTCCGGCACGCCCCTCTCCGTTATGAGGGGACCTGTCCCCCCCACCCTCTTTCCTTTCTACACTTAAGGGAGGTTCGGTGGGGGGGACTCAGTGGGCAAGGAGCCCGCCTGCTCACGCAAAATGCAGCTTGCTGCGCATAAACATATCGTGTAAGTGAGTAGGTAGGCTGGGGAACGCGCGGGCTTTGCCTTGCGCTGTAGATGCTCCCCCTCACTGTTCACCGGCAGGTGGACGGGGCCCTATCTCGCGGAGGTAGGTGACCACCCCAATCTAGAAGAGAGTAGTTTGTCTCACATTTAAGGCACTACTGGTACTTTGTTCTTGTACTAGCCCAACTCTTCGGGGGAAAGACCACCTGGTCTGGCTGGCGCAGC